CATGGTCACCTTGTTGCCCCATTCAGCACCTTTTTCAGACATATACTTCTGCAGTGCATCTGCAACTCTTCTCTGGTCATCGGTCAGTGTGTTAAGGATGGTGTCCAGTTCACTTCTGGATAACGCAGAACCTTCCGTGTCCTTAATCTTCTTGAATTCACTTTCCTTGATATCCGTAATTCTGATACCGCCACCGTCAAGATGAAGCTTTGCGCTTTCACGCTTGTTCAAACAGTAAGCACTCATAATCTGCGCTGTTGTCATCTTGATTGTCTTGTACTTCGGATCATCTGCTGTACTGTGTTTGGTATCCAGAACCTCAAACTCATGGATTTCCTCGGACCATTCTTTAATCTTTTTGCCATCCAGAATGCTATCAACAAAGTTGATAATCTCTTCTTCCATGAACACCAAATCTTCCTGTGCATCCATAAGGACATTGAAAATTCTTTCGCCCACAGGTCCTAATCTCTTCAGCATATAGTATGGTGTGGTATTCTGGTATTCCAAGAAGTTTGTTGCAAGATTGTCTGCCTTCTTCTCAGAAAGCTTGTCTGCATAAGCAATCAATTCATTTGCCACTCTGCTTCTGGACTCATTCTGTCCCATGACAAAGGTTTTATTTGCTGTGGAAATTGCAGTTTTTAATGTGGCAATCACATCGTTCAAACACTTCAGTTGTTCCAGAGACATATCATTCAGCACGAAACGCTCGTTTCCATATTTTTCTGCCAGACCGTCTGCAATTTCTGCCAACTTCTCAAGGTCTTCCACAACAAAGTCTGGAATGTCGATATCCATGTAAACAGACTCATTTGATACAGCTTCTGCTCTCTGTGCCTTCATGTTGTTTGCAACTTTGTAAAGGTTGGAAAGTGCCTTACTGAGTCGCAGGTCTTTCTGTGTTGGCTGATATGCATTCGGTCCTCTACCAAGTAACTGCTTACTGGAAAAATCAATGGCACTGATTAACTGAACCACAGCATCCTTCATGTCCTCTGGAATGTGCTTATCCTTATTATTCTTAACAAACCATTCATTCAAAGTCAGCGCATTTTTGGTAATCTTCTGGATGGTAGCATTAGCCTCTGCTCTTTCCTTGTACTTATCCATTCGCTCCTTGCCAAGTTCACGGATACGCTTCATTTCAGCACGATCTTTTTTTATAGTATCTTTGAGAAGCTTCTCATACTTCAGAGCAAGTTCGCCTGTAGGATGCAGTGTCTTTTCTGCCTGTCTCTTCTGGTAATCCTGTCTCATTTCTTCCATCATCTGTCTGTGGGAAGCTTTTTCCTTCCGTACAGCATCACTGGAATCAGATGCGATGTTCCAGAACTGGTTGTAGATTTCCATGCCCATATGACGGATGGCTTCCTGCCGTTCATATTCGCCCATAACAGCAGATGTACTCTTAAGAGCATCAACAATATCCCTAAGTTCCTTCACCATGTCTGTGGCTGAAATATCAACTTTAAATACCGTAGGGAATGCCTTCGCCCAATCTTTCCACTGCTCTTCAAGTGGTTTGCCACTCTTGGTAAGGTTAATACTGCCGAACAATGCTTTGTGCAGGTTACCATAACTGCCGTACAGCTTCACAGCCTCTGCGTACTGCTCCTCACTTAAGGATACCTTGTCCTGTCGGATATCGAACATTACTTCACGGAAGTAGTTAACAGGCACGTTTAACTGCATCATGTCATTTGCAATTTCCTCTGCCTTTGCCATCACGTTGTACCACTTAAGGTCATCCGTTGTCTGGATGTAGGCGTACAGTTCCTTCAGAGCATCACCAAGTGCTTCCCTGTTGTAATTACTGCCTGCCTGCTTCTTAAGGTAATCTGCAAGACTTCTGAAACGAGTGTTCTTCACATCTTCCGATCCGATGGTAACCTTCAGCTTTTCGATATCAGCCTTCAGCTTTCTGTTCTCTTCGTCAAGAGTATCCTTTTCTCCCATAAGTTCATACACCGAAGTATAATCACGGTCAGAGTATCTGATGTCCTCATTCGCATCGTTGAATCTCTCGGATAAAGGAATCACGTTGCCGTGGTCATCGTAGGTTACAGGTTCGGCGGATTTAATCTGGTTTGGATTGAACACAACATATTGGTCTTGTTCTTCGGATGAAAGAGAATCATATCCTAGTTCGCTTAACACTTTGGAAACTTTCAGTTTTCCTTGTCTTTCTTGGTCTTTCATCCAACCAATTACCCTTGCTACTGTTCGGTTTTTATACTCGTCTTTGTTCATCGTAGGCAGAAGATAGTCAAGGAGTCTACCATCTTTTACAGTTTCATCTGCATTCAGAGTATTACCTAAATCAAGATAGACCTCCATTGTTTTTGCTTTCGCTTCTGATTTTCCTTTGCGATTCAAATGCTTTTCAGCATTTTTTGAAAAGTATTTTGCATAGGATTCATCCTTAGTAAAGTAAAAACCTCTGCCAAATTCAGCATAGCCACCATAATTATTCAATTTTTTTGCATTCTTAAAGACAGTAAAATCACTTGCTGTTCCATGATATGCCTTGGTGGTATATCCATGTGCCTTCGCAACCTCATCCACCATCTTCTGTGCGGTTTCCATGTCACCACGGTTTACTGCATCGAGGTAGTCTCGGTCAGAATACTGTGTTCCGATAACCTCTTCCTCAATTCTCGCAACAGCCTTTTCCATCTTTGGCGCAAGTTCAGCCTGCTTGGATTTTTCCTGTTTTGCAAATTTCGTGAGTGTCTGCGTGATGAACTCATTGTCGAAAATTGGTTTAACAGGCATCTGTGGAAGGTATTCACCTGTAACCGAATGGAATGTCTTAAAGTCGATAATAAACTTATGGTATCCTTCCGTATAGATGTAGTCTCCGTTCTCGTCTGTGTTAAGGAATTCGGAGAATCTAGGGATAAGTCCGTTCTCCTTACATACAGAGAGGAATTTCTCTACGAACTGTACTTTATTCTTGAGAGGAGTGCCTTCTGCCTCTAATCTCTGGATGACATCGGTGTAGATGTTAATCTGCTTCGCAGATTTCTTTCCGTCACTGATGTTTCTCTCGCTCTGGAAGTCCTTATAATTCTGCCACTTGCCAATGCCCTTTTCCTTGAGAACATCACCACTCTGTCCTGTATGGAAAGGAATGATGTAATCCACGAATGTGTCGAGCATTGCCGTTCTAATCTGTACCTCGTTAATACCGATTAAGATGTTACCGACATTGTCATAATCAGTGCTGTCAAAGAAGTCTTTGTCATTGATATCAATACCTTCCACGGTATCGTAATCAAGAATCACTTTGCCGTCCTCGATAACATAACCAAGGTCACCTGCAGGAATGAGACTTCGATTGAGTTTAACACCTGTATCCTTCACCATCTTTGCATACCAGTTTACCTTGGTATAACCCTGTATGGATAATCCTTTGGATGCAGAGTCTGTGATTACCTGCACAAGGTCGATTAAGTGCGGAATCTCGGCATCAGAGAAAGAGTAGATGCGAAGACCACCGAAGTCATTCTTCCTCTTTACTTCTGCAGGAGAGTAATTTAAGATTTCTCTCTTGTACTCTGCCTCATTTGTAAGAAGTCGAACAGACTGCATTCCTCTTGCATTGTTGTAGGTCACCCAAGCATTTTCCATATTGGAATCTTTAGCTTTGAGTTCGTTTCTGCCTTCAAGTGTGATGAGTTCGTAAATGGATGGTGTGTACTTATCATTTTCCACCATTTTGAGTGCCTTCAACTGATTTGCATTGAATGGTTTTCCGTCTGGTCTCGTTTTGCTTCCACTTCTGTAAAGGTCCAGTGACATCAGGAAGTCTTCCGCAACGATGCTGTCTAACTGTCTTCTGTCCTCTACATAACAGATGCCACATGGGATTGTGATTTTCTCCTCGGACATGATGGTTCTAATCTTTGCGAGGTCCGTGGACAAGAAGATATGGTCTTTAAACTTCGACATAACCCTGTTCATTACAGATGTGAAGTCTCTTCTCTTCGCACAGATGTTGGAGAAATCTACAGTTCCCTGCGGATAGTCGGAGTTTTTCTTGATTGCAACCTCGTTATCATCAGCCTCATAATCGAGGAACTCCTGATGCTTCGGATTCAGCACTAAGCTTGCAATAGAAGTCTCTGCGTTGAGGTATTCCATTGCCTCATCTTTGCTTACTCCAAGAACATTCACTAAGTCTGATGCAACCTTATTCTTCTTATCCTCATCCAGAAGGTATCTCACGGAGTAAACGGTTGCGTTTTCTTCGTTCGCAAGCACTCCGTTCTTCTTCAATAACTCAATGTCATTTTTGATGCCTTCTGCCTGCATACTCTGGTTGGTCTTGATTGCCTCTTCCAGTGTAGCATCCCACATCTTGGACAGTTCCTTCATTCGTTCCTTATACTGTCTTAACAGTTCTGCTTCTTTAGAATTGGATTTGTACTGCTTCAGCAAATCATTCACCCAATTCATAATATTCTCAAAAGTTTCCTTTACCTTTGCAATGAAGGAATTCTGCTCGGTCTTACTCATCTTGGCAAGCATCTTTCTGACCTTGTCACTGTTAGCGAGCATATCTTCCGCACCTCTGGCTACAAGTTCATCAATGGCATCTTCATCGGTTACCTTCTGGTTTGGATGAGCCTGCTTCATGCGAGCCTTTTCCTCGGCAATCATATCATTCAAAGTCTTCTTACCGTCAAGAGTAAGTGTCTCCAGAAGATAATCCTGCATCTTCTGGTACATGGCAGGTGCTTTCGCCTTCATCCAGTGTGTCACCTCATGGGAGACGGTAGGAACAATAGCATCCTCAACCACACCTGCATTAAGACCTGCATACACATCGATAAAGATGGTGTTCGTGGAAGCTTCATATCTGCCGTTTTCACCCTGTCTCTTGCCTGTCTCCTCATTTACCACCTTACTCTGAATGAAGGAGATGTTCACACCAGTAACCTCAGAAAAAGCCCTTGCAAAGTTGACAGCATTCTTCTGTCTTGCAGTGAGGTCTTTCCATGCCACCTTGCCTTCGGTGTTGCCGTTGTAGTCGATGATGCTGTCATTAAATGTACCCTTCTTGACAATGTTACTGGAATACTTCTTATTGATGGCATCCACAGCCTTCTGCTTTTCAATTGCTCTGCCAAGATTGCCTGCCTCGTAAGCCTTCAGTGCCTGCGCTTCTGTAAGCACACCCTTGTTCTTTAATGCCTCGGATACACCGATTTTATTCTTGCCGTATGTATACGCAAGTTCAAAGGAATTCGCATAGGACTCAAAGTCTGCCTTGCCATCATAGATTTCGTTGAAAGCTTCTGCCTTCGCCTGTTCCATGGACTTGGTGTAGAAGGAAAGGTCTTCTCTGCCTTCAGCCTGCACCATCTCATTTACCATGGTCTGGTTGTCCAGTGCATTCTGCCTAGCTTCCTTTGTAGCACTCTGTACCGCCTTTTCCTCGACAGTTTTTGGAGTGATAATAGATTTCACCCTACCTACACGTTTCAACGCATTGTCGAAGGACTCAGAGGTTTTTATGACAGTTCCTTCGTTAAGGATAGTCTGCGCAGTGTCGGATTTCAGTGCAGTTCTTTCTGCCTCGGACAGTTTCTGACCATCAACGTGTTTCTGGATTGCAGATGCAATAATACCAGAGTTTTTGCTGTCACCAAGTTCATTTGCTCTGTTTGCCACGGAACGCATGATAGATTCGCTTCTTGCAGATTCATAACTGCTTCGTGCATCACCTTCTACTGCATTGTACAGTTTGCCAAGCTTGGCATCACTGATGTTGCCACTGTCGAGCAGTTCAAGGTATTTCTGGTAAGAGCCACCACCTAGTTCGGATGCAAGGTTCTTTAAGTCATCCGTTGTCTGATTCTCACGGATTGCACTTCCTGTGGCTTTATTTTCCATATATGTCTTCACTGGAGTCTGCATACCTGCATGAACACCACCAGAAAACGCACCTGCCAAAGTATCAAATGCCACGGAATTCCATGAATCACTCCATGCCTTCTTGGTAGCTTCTTCTTCACTCATGCCTTGTGTCATATAGGTTCTGACAGCGTTATTAAATACGCTCTTGTCCTGCATAACAAAATTATCAGCAACCTGACTAATAATTGAAGAAACACCTTCTTCGATACCTTCCGCACCTGCCTGTTTTAATATATTCTTAAGCGCAGTTTTGAGTGTATTGGCACTTCCCATTTTGAGAAGGTTGTCTACACCGATCATTTCAGAAAGACCTTCGCCTGCACCAACAAGTGTGCCGTAAAGCAATGCCTGCTCGTCTGTAGCACCCCTTGCAAGAGCATCATCCATACTCGCAGATGCACCCTGACCAAAATAGGAAATCAGTGTACCTGCGCCACCAAGTGTATATGCCGATAATGCGCTCTGACCAATGCTTGTACTTACTCCGTACAAATCACCAAGACCTTTGCCTCCCAAAACAGGGACATCCTCTGAAAGTGTGCCAGACATTTCGTTCAGCTTGTTGCTGATACTTCCCTGTACTTCCTGTGAATATTCAAAAGGAGTAAGTACACCTTCCTCTATGATAGGTCTACCAGATGCCATATCCGTCAGGTCATCCAAGTAGTCGACAAGTCCTAAAGGAGATACAGCAATAGAACCAAGAGTGTGACCTGCTCCTGCCCAGAATCCAGATGTTGCACTATCTGCAATCCCCTGCTTCTGTTCATTCTTCTTTGCCATGTTCTTCGCATTATTCAGATTTGTGGCATAATCATAAGCTTTCTCAGGATCATCCAGATAGTAAGCACCGAAGATATTCTGTTCTTCCTCGGTCCACTCATCTGTAGGTTGCATATAAGAGGTATCGTTTCTCTTGTCATTGACAACCTGAGACATAGTGCCACTTGGAAGTGATGTATCAGGTGTAGTGCCAAGATATCCACCAATCTTTTCCCACCATGTCTGGTCTTCCTTTTCCTTCTGTGCCTCTTCCGCTTTGGCAGTTTCATCGGCAAGGTACTTCTCCCAACCTTGCTTGCCCTTTGGAGAGGTAGAAAGTTCTGCGTGTTCCTTCTCATCATAGAGACTCTTCCATGTGATGTCCTGACCACCGTATGTGGTGTAGGCAATCGGATTGTCACTATCCAGATAGGATGCAAGTTGATCCTTGGTCATGGAGGAAAGTTCCTTCAGCTTCGCTGTTTCCTTGGTATAGGAGTCTGCATCCTTATACTGACCATAAGTGCCTGAGATACTGTCCCAATTATCAAGAACTTGCTTATAGTAACTGGAAATCTCGCTGATGTTGGTCTTGGCATCTGGCTGAAACTTACTGACATAGGTCTGGTAGTCACTGGTACGCTTGTACATATTCTCTACAGCAGACCGTGTATTTGCCATGGTTTCCTGTGTCTGCCAACCACCAAGAACAGAAGAAAGCGTGGTATTTACATTGGAAAGGTCGGATTCGAATGTATCAAGTCCGATTCCCTGTTCAAGCTTACGTTTTCTTAGTCTGTCAGAATTAGAAATGCCTGTAGAGGAAGAGTTTTTACTCTCTTCCTCTCTTCTCTTTCTGGATTCCATAAGTCTTTGTGAATTTGATTTTACAGCCATATACTCCTCCTATTTTGCAGTGTAAGATTCACCCTTCTTCAGTTTTGTCAGTGCCTTTCTGATCCCTTCTGGCAAATCGTCAATTCTGTAAGTGTTGCCGTACTGATCCTGCACGATATCATTGTTATCCACACCCCACAGACCATTTACGGTATCCTTTGTCTTTGTGAAGGTTCTCTTTTCTACAGGCAGTTCTCCATACCCCTTACTACCTTCACCGTCACCGTTTACATATGCATCAATCGCATCAACATCAATGTCACTTGGAAGAGAGTCGAGATACTGGAAGTAAGCATCCTCTCCACCTTCGTTGTATGCCTTTAATGCCTTCTGTTTCTGCGTTTCCGTAGGTTCTTTGTAGGAGTTATCTGCTGTGTCATCAACCTCTTGGTCTTTCGCATCCACCTTGCCATCACCATTCACATCATATCTGGCAGTGAACTGAGCATCATCATGCGCACGGTCTAACGAGGATTCACTACTATCATGCTGACGGTCCAGTGCAGACTCATTACTGTCATGCTGACGGTCCAGTGCAGATTCACTGCTGTCATGTTCACGGTCTAACTGTGCCTGAGTGTTCTCGTTTTCCATGGCATCGTATTTATACTCATTGTCTATGGTGTTCCACTTGTCATCCTGTGCAAGAGCATCATATCTGTAGGTGTTGTCTACACCGTTCCAGTAATCGGAATTCTGCATTCCTGCAATGTTGGTTGCATTGGCAACCATGTCATTCCACTTGTTGTATTCCTGATTGTAAAGCATTTCGGCATTGCTCGACAGTGCCTGATAGTTATTGTATGCCTGATCGTAAGCCATACCCTGTTGCTTAAGCTGAAGGTTTGCACTGTTGTAGGCATTATTCACGCTATCCTGCCATGCACCGTATTCCTGTGCGTACATCTGCTGTGCATTGGAGAAGTTTGCGTTCCAAGAATCGTACATTCTCTGGTATTCGGAAGCATCTGCATCATTCAGCATGGCAAGCTGATTGTACATATCCTGTCCTTCCATCTGGTACGCTTCCATTGCCATCTGGTAATACTCAGGCAGGTTGTTGTAGGCATCTTCGATATAAGCGTTGTATGCCTGATTTCCTGCGCTTGTAGCATAGGTACTGCCATATCCACCAGTAAGTGCGGATGCCTGACCGATGGTATCCTGCATTGCCTGCTTACCGCTTCCCATGGCAGATGCTAAAGCCTGCTGAAACAGTGTGTCATTATCGACATCATAGGAGAATTTATCCCTGTTCTGAATCTGGCTCATCATATCCTTAATCTGGTCCGTATAGGATGTTCTTCCAGAACTAAGCTTTTCCAGTAAGGCATTGGTATAGTTCATTGCCTCGGTGTATGCGGAGGATGCAGAGAACGGAGTATTCATTGCCTGCATGGTTTCCTTGCTCACACTAGGTGCAGAAACAGAATTAAGCGTGTTCAGCGCATCATTCTTACTTGCCTGTGCCTGTGTCACGGTTGCAGACGGAGTAAACGTGGAATTCATCGTATCGGCAACAGTGGCATCAACTCCATTGATGTTGGTTACCTCTGGCACAGCCGTGTTTTTTTTCTCTTTGGCTACCGTTTTCACTGGAACTGCCGTTGCTTTTTTTGGTGTCTGTGTAACTTCCTTGGCAACCGTTTCTGCTTTACTGCTTTTTGGAGTATTTTTCTTTGTGGTTGCAGGAGTAGTTGTTTTTCCACCGTTCTTTAATGTCTTGAGCATCAGTATGTTCTGTTCTGAACTGCCATTGTAATTCTTGATGCCCAAATCCTTCGCAATCGTTTTTCTGGCAGACATGGAAGAGTCCTGATTGTTCTGCTTCAGATAATCAACGATGGAATTGGGATCATAGTAAACATTACTTTTTGCAAATAACTGCAAGTTCATCTGTTATACCTCCTTAATATTCTAAGTGACCTGTTTCAAAATTTACCGTGAGTTTCAATGAACTAATAATTTCCGATGCTGTTGGAAGATTTTCCTCAACATTTTTCTGTATCTTTTCTTCTCTTGCATCCATGTCTGCCTGAAACGCAGAGGAATTGATAACATCGGATACGGTAATCATCTTTCCAGTAACCTGCTGTATCTCTTCTTCCCTTTCCACATAATTCTTCTCGATGTTTGCACCAAGGGAATTGATTTTATTGACCAAGTCTGGGGAAAGATTCTCCGCAGAAATATTCATCAGGATAAACTCCAGTGTCTCCTTGAACTGAATCAGGTAGTTGTTAATCTGTGCTGATTGCTCCTCTGCATTTGTAGCTGTTATATGTGGAAATGGCAACATATCATACATTAGGTATCACTTCCTTGCTCTGTAGTCTTGGTGATGGAGTAAATTTTACATCCACCAGTTCCTGTGATTTTGTATTTGAAATGGTCACATCTTTTTGGAATTACTGGAACAGAGAAGACTCTTGTTCCCTTTCCTGCCATGTTGAACTTATGCTCCCAATTGTCACTGGAATCATATTGCAGATAGAAGTCAACATTTGTTCCAACCTCAAGGGAAATGCGGATGTTAATCTGGGAAACATACTTGTTATCTGGGGAAGAATAGCCAAGGTTTCCTGATTCCACGGTCCATCGGAATTTTCCTTCGGTCTGCTTCTCTGGCACATCATAAAGAAGTGTGCCGTATACTGACTTCATCTTCTTGTCTTTTGCATCGATGTAGTAAAGATCATCTTCGTGTCTGCAGAAGTACAGCACCTGTGTGTTGTCTTCCCTGCACCAGATATTCTTTTTGGTGTCGAATACAAACAGATGGTACTTGTCTTCCCTGTCCTTCATGGAGATGTAGTATCTATCATCTATATTACTAGCAATTGCCTCATAATATCTAACCTCCCCTAAGTCATCCGACACGCTCACTGGAAGACTACCAGAGTATGCCATGATACCTGTGGAAGATTTATAAAAGAGTGTTTCATTTACAATTGCGAGGCTGTTTTCCGAACCTTTCTGTACACCACGGCACTTGGTTTCCTTTGTCTGGTGCGCTCCGTTTCCGCTTACGGAAATCTTAATCAGACAATCTTCCTTGAAGAACATCGGATAGCCAAGGTAGGTGATTGCTCCTGTGAATTTACCGTCAGAACCGATGGTCACTGCCCAAGAGTCCGTGGAGATACCTGCAAAGCTGTTCCAGTTCTTCACATCACCAAGTTTACAGCAGTAAATCTCATGCCCATCCTTACTGCATCCCCAGAGTCTGTTGTTACACTCGGTAATGAATGCCATATCAGGCACTTTTCGCTCTGCAGTAAGCTTCATATTGGTAAATTCCTTGTTTGCATCTAGGATGCCCACGATGGTAATGCAATCATCGGTCTTGTCAATGACCGTGGTATTCGTGGAGAGCATTCCGTCTTCTTCCGTATTCACAAAAATATTGCCTGCATAGGACCATTTTGCTTTGGAATTGTCGATGGAAAGCTTGATACCGTCACCTTTTTCGAAGGTTTTACCGATTCCTGTGGCACAGACCTGCATATAGGTGGTTGCAACGCTTGCCCAGATGGATGTACTTTCCGAATATACCTTTAAGGATGCCTTGCCACCTGTAACGGACAGCATATAATCACCGTTCTGCGGTTCGTTTTTCTTGTAATACTCTGCATCATGCCATGTGATTGCCGTACCGTCTGCTTCACATAAGGTAAAGGTGATCTTCTGCCCTTCATTGCAGGTGTAGGATGCTTCCATGTATCCGCATTCTCCGTTGTCTGCGTTATACCACACCCTGTCTGGCATGATAATGACATAAGCACCCATCTTTGCCATGGTTTTTGGACTCTCATCAGATAATTCCACACCGTTCAGCGTGACTTCTGTTCCATCCACATACAATTTCTTGTCATCTATCCACATCAGTTCCTCTTTATCAAGGATTCCCTGTGGATTATTCATCTGTCTGACGATGCCTCTGTTCATTCTTGGGGACAGCGCAGGATAATGCTGTGAAGTCATGTTCTGCATATCATAGAACTGCCCTTCCGCACAGGAGATTCTGTGGTTATACCCACCAAATGTGGTAATCATGTCACGGTATCTGGTTACTTCAGTAAATTTTGGGAACAGCATTACCACACCTCCTTAAACGGTTTCCACGGTATTGTCTTCTTCCTGCTCTTCCTCCTCTGGAGCAACAGGTTCTTTGACAGGTTTCTGGTAGCATTTGCCAACCTGCAGAGGCAGATGGTTCTTGTTGTACCACTTCTTAAACATGGTCAGATAGGAATTGAACATGGTGGAAGTGTTGTTGTAACGTGCTGTCTCACCGTTTTCCTCATCAATCTTCATCTTTAAGAATTCCACGTACATCTGGTCATAAGGTGCATCCGCAATCAGCTTTACCCCAAGGTTACCTACCGTGTATCCTTCGAACAGGTCATACTTTTCGTCATAGTCCTCATGGGTTTTAAGGACATCGTTGATAATTATCATGTCAAGGAAGGATAACCACCTTGTCTTTTCTTCTACTCCGTACTGGTTCGGCTTCATACCGTCTACGATATCAATACATTCTCTAACTAACATATTTCCTCCTTAACAAAAAAAGGGAAGCGTAATGCCTCCCTTTGTGCTTCCTGATTTACTTTGCTTCATTCAGCTTCTTTTCATCCGCATACTTCAAAGCATATTCCTCTGCTAACTCAGCATTTCTGATTACTTCTGCCAGTTCCTCTGGAATCTCTACGGTTTCACCACGTCTGATGATGTAGTTCTTGAAGTTTACGGAGAAGAACTCATCCTGATTCGCATTCTGCCCCTTGTTCATTGGAAGTCTTACTTCCACACGTTTAGCATTGTTTGTTGCCTTTTTAGTTGTTTCTGCCATAATAACCTCCATTTTGTGTGTATAGGCAGGAGATGGCGAATCCCCTGCCCCACATTTCATTTAATTAGTTCGCTTCGTCATCACTGCCGTAAGAAGAACCAGTTTCTACACGGAGCATTCTTTCCTGATAGAGAATCTTTGCACCGTGACAGAACTTGTAACCGATGGTGGAGAACTGGTTGAGTGGTCCACCGATCTGTTCACGAGTCTTAACGATCATTTCCATGCCTTCACCTTCTGGATCGAGGATACCGAATGCATCCTTACCTAAGAAGAGTGTTGCATATGTAGCTACACCGTCTGCTTCCTTCCAAACCTTTGCTTCGTTTGTTTCAACGAAACGGCATCCGTGAAGCATACCGATTTCACCCTTGAAGATAGGCTGAACATCGTTGTACTTGTGGAATTCCTTCCATTCAGCAGACTCTCTTAAGTCTTCTGCTACGGATGGATGGATGAGAGCAACGTAAGAACCATCGATTCTTGGTGCTTTGTTCTTCTTAAGCCATGTAACAGCCTTATTTACCATTGCAGGTGTAAGGATGTCATCATTTGTTAAGGTTGCTCTGGAAGTCTTACCACCTGCATAAGCTACGGAATTACCTGCAACGAGGATGTTTCTGGTAAGAGTATCATAGGTTTCACCTTCTGTTGCACCCATTTCCTCTGTAGCACCGAAGATAACATCATCGTATGCTTCTAACTCTAAGCGGTCAGATACAGCTACATAGTCACCATGCTGTGTGGTGGTAGCTTCGATGTTGGTCATGCCGAATGTCTTACCTGTAGGAATAACACCTTCTGTTAAAGGAGTTAATGCCTTTGCGAAAGTATTGAACTTTCTCCATTCTACCTTGTTGCCGTGCATCGGCTGTTTCTTACCGAACTGTGTGAACACCATCTGTTCTCTGGCATTCTCAAGTAATGCGGTATCGTAGAATGTCTTCATGGTTGGAGACATGGAACTCTGTGTGGTTACGTTAATCGGCTGTGTGGTAGCTGTGCCTGCCTGACCTTCAGACCATGCAAATAACTGTAAGTTTAAAAATAACTTGATAAAAGATTTCATGATTTTTTTCTCCCTTCATTAACGTGGGAGTTTACTTATTTTCTCCCACTTCTTCGTTGTTCGTCTGCGTATGCTCTGATTTCTGCCAGAGACATACCCTTAAAATCCTGTTTGACAACAGAAGGTGCTACGGAAGATAAACCATTTTCAATCGGTCTGGACTTGTTGGATGCCACCGCTTTTGCGGTCTGCTCCTGAACCTGCTTGGATGCCATCTGTACGGTGGCAGGCAAGATTTCATTCCAATGGCAAGCCATGTATGCCGATGTGGTGTCACCATTGTTTACGGCACAGAGTCTGCGGAACTTTTCGTTCTGCATCTCAGCATCAAGGTCGAAGTTAGGAAACTGCGCTTTGGTCTTCTCAGCATTCTGTCTGAGGAGCATGATCTGCTGTCTCATGGCTTCCTGCTTTGCCTGTGCTTCCTTCTCCGCATCTGCCTGCGCAAGTCTGCGCTCCATGGTAACGATTCTTCTGGCTTCATCCGTGGAGATATCATGCTCCATGGCATAATTCTCGTAGTAAGAGTCATCAGCTTCAATCTTCTGATTCAGAACCTCTAGAAAATTCTCATCATTCGGATTCACACCGTACTTATTAGCCACAATTTCCAGAGTAGACTTGGCTTTCCCATAGTCTGCCTCCAAACCCTTGTACTTCTTAAGTCTGTCGCTGATGGTCTTGTCCATGTATGCCTTATGCTCTTCCTTGTAGTCATCCGACTTGATCAGGTCTGCATAGGACATCTTTTCTGTTGCCTGTGGTTCACTGGTAGTCTGAACCTCTTCAGAAGG